ACGACCACCAACGTCATTCGTTGCTAGGTTGAGGACGTATTCTGTAGTTGCAATCTTGTCTGTTCTATCTCCAAGCAAAGGAGTAATAGAACGTGGGTAGATACCTGCTTCACCAGTTTCGCCATACTTGAATGCACCAGTATCATTCGATCTGAAACCAATATGCTTGAAATTAACTTCTCCGTTTTGTACAATACCGTCAGTATGTACAGGCGCGGAAACACCCGTTTGTCCAGTGTTTAATGCCTGATAAACATTAGCACCAAAATATCTGTACTGGTTTTCTTGAATAATAACATTGGAATCCCATAGGGTTCCAGTGCCATTCATATAAGTCTTGAGGTTTGGACCTCTGAGGTTTAGGTCTGGAGTAACAAAGTTGTCAATGTCCAGGTTGAGAATTCTCGCCGTATCAGAAATGATAGACGTTGAGGTTCTAATAGCACCGTTGATATCAAGTTCAAAGTCAACAGTATCAAGTACAGCAGATGCAGTAGCACCGTTACCATTACCACCAGAAATTGTTACAGTAGGGGCAGACGTATAACCAGAACCAGGATTATTAATTGCAATGTTAATAACCTGACCATTGAAGATAAATGCAGACGCTAGAGCTTGGACACCACCTGCTAAATTTGGTGGTCCAAGAGTAACAGAAGGCGCTGTACTATAACCAGAACCACCAGTGAGAACATTAACTTCGTTAACTCTTTCTCCAGTTCTGTTAATACCAACACGGGGCAAACCCGTATTAGTGTCTAACTGAGTTCTCAAGATTTCTCGTTCAAGAGATCCTGTTCCTCCTCTAATAGTAAGTTCGTTATCACCGATGAGTTTTGGTTGTTGACCTCTTACAAACTCTTTATCGGAATTGATGTTGAAACTCATGGTGCCTGCCAGCCCTAATTATCCTCAGTTATTATTTAGCTTATACCCAATCAATACTAACAACTTTGGTGTGTGCTATCCACTTGATTGTGTTTGTAGTACCTGCTCTAGTGGTTGTATAACTGAATCTGTTCGTAGAACCTAAAGGTTGAATGTCCCAAGTTTGACCAGTAGGAATATCATCTTTGATAACTGTTCTCATTGTAGATAATACAGATGTACCACCAACTGCATCACAGAAAACAGCACTCTCAAGTTTTGCAGAGTAGATTGTTCCTTGTGGATTTACACCAATGATATGTCCTGTGATAAAATTGATAGTATTACTTTCGATTACAATCTGAGTACCAACAGTATCTAATTGTAGAACCGCAGTGTTGATACCTCTAAGAATATACTCAGTTGTTTTACTGTCAGAATATACAGAGTTTTTAATCTCTAGAGTATTGAGATCTTTAGCATTTCGCAATTCATCGACAACAGTAGTCTTGTCGATGGAAAATCCACCAACGGAATCAAACTTTTCTCTTGTGGTTGCCATCTTAGTTCTTAGTTACGTTGGATACAAAGGTAATGTTGACACTTTCTGTTGGGTTGATTGGTCCCAACTCTACATTAATCTTAACTTCATTAGTTGCGGTGTACTCAAAAGTAGGAATGATAAGTTGTGTTCCAGTTCTGACATTACCATACTCTGTATGGAATACGTCGCTACCATTATCTATAACACCAAACTCGAAGAATTCTTTATCTCCGCTAGTTGGGTTCTTCGCAACTACAACAACTTTTGCTCCACAATCAGTTGCACTAGCATAAATTGTAGAACTTCCGTTGTTTGTGGTTCCTTTGACTAGAGTAATATCTTCAGTTAGAATTCTAACATCGTTAAGTTCAAACTCCTTGAGATCACCATCAAAGACCTTAACTCCATTAAAGTTGCCAGTACCAAATGTTGTATTAAAATATACATCTCCTTGGTTGTCTAATCTTAGAACAGGATCAACTGTCAATCCAGCAGACAAACCAAGGTCGAAGTATTGCTTGGATGTATGAAGGAATGTTGTGGTGACAGAAGTATTATCAAGTGTTGTTTCTGCACTGTTGAATGTCATTAGATTTGCAGTAATCTCAAACTGATTACTTGTTTGAGATCTGATAGTATCTACACTAAAGAAATCAAGTGCGGTTGTAGTGAGTTGTAATGTATTGTTTCCATCATTGTAGAAGTACAAGATGTTTTCATTTTGTCCAGGAGCAGTTTCTGGAATAATGTAAGTGTTTTGATCAACGTCCTTAACTCCACCTAGAGAACCCCAGTTACCATTGTTATCATATCCTTCAAACTGACTGGAAGTTGTATTAAATCTAATAGATCCAGTTTCTGCTGCACCACGTTGTGTATCTGCACCAACAGGAATAACAAGAGATGTCTGTGCGTCAACCTTGAGTTTCTTACCAGAGTTAGGTCTGATGACAATATCACTAACGTCACTTGACATTACGTTTCCTAAGAACCTCAGTTCTCCAGAAACTACAAGAGGAACATCGCCAAGAGGTCCAACTCTTACTTCTTCAACACCATTAAATTCTACTGCTGCTACTGCAAGAGAATTCCAGGTAAGTTCTGCTGTGTTGTTTGGTTGAGCACCAGTTGTATGTGTTGGTTCATTACCAGAACTAGCAGTAACACCTGCTTGAGTTACTTCATAAACATTATTTCTGTAAGCAACAAACTGTCCTACAGTTACAGGTGTGTTAGCAGTCCATTGTATAAATGCAGGAGCGTTTACATTATACGAGGAAATAGTCCTCATATTAACAAACTGAAGTGCAGTAGGTGTTACCTTCAGAGTATTAATGTTATCATTGATAAACCATAGTGTGTTATCATTAGCACCTACAGTTTCTTCTGCTTTGATATAGGTGTTGCCATCTAGGTCACGAACACCACCCAAGGAAGACCATGCTGAGTTAGTGCCATTGTAACCTTCATACTGTTGTGTCTCAGTATTATATCTGATAAGACCATCAACCAATTGGTTTGAAGGAGGTCTTGCTGCAGTATTACCAACAGGAATTCTAATTGCACTGTCTGTATTGACATTTGCAATTCTACCAGGAGCAGGTTTTAGAATTAGATCATTAGATCCAAGAGAACGGAACTCATTGGTTTCAATCTCAAGTTGGTCATTAACACTAACTTTACCAAAGGTTTTTAGTTCTCCTTGTGTAGATAGATCACCAGAAGTTAAAGAGATTGATAGAGTTGATTGTTGAGTTGCACTATCAAAAATATCAACGTTTGATGAAATCAAGAACGAACCTGCTGTGGTCAGTGTAATACCACCAGCAGCATTATTAATATTGGTGACTGCCAAATCTGTGCCAGCAATATCAGGAGCAGTTAATGTTCCAGAGATATTACCAGTAGCACCCGCTACTTCACCAGTTGCGGTGACGTTAATTGCAGTAAGTTCTCCACTATTAACATCAGACTTAACAATATCTGTACTTACAACAGATTGAACTGTAATCTCTGCTCCAGATCCAAAAGATCTTGGGTTGTTTGGATCTGGTGTTAATGTTGCTGCAGTAGTAAATCTAAAACCAGCATCATCATCACCATTTGCACCTTGATCATAGTAATAAAGTGTTGGTGTATTAGCAGTTACCTTAAGTGTAAGTGAATTGCTTTCGCGCTTTACACCATCGAGATATTCGGAACCTGTAAAAGTTAGAATTGCTGTGCCAGCACCAGTTGGCAAAGTGTCCAATGTAACCTGTGTTGCACTATCAATAGATGCAATCTTAGTTCCTGTTGCTAGAGTACCGTTTCCAGTTGCGGTAACTTCCATACCAACAACCAAGTTGGTTACGTTGGCAAGTGTGACAGTTAAAGAAGTGTCATCTAACGTAGTAGAGAAACCTGTATATACAGAAGGTGCTTTGTCTCCACCCTCAAATGCTGATAGAGCAAAGTTTGCACTTGCATTAGAAGCATCTGATAGATCGAACAGATAACTATCACCAACATAGAGTGTTAGATCAGGAGCAAGTGCATCATCAATAAAGATTTTCTTATCTGTTCCAATAGCAGTTGCTGTTGCGACAGAATATGTGTTTGCTGTGCTACCATTGAAGATAACATTATTACCAGCAGCAAAGTCTGTATCAACGCCTTGAGTTGTGTCAGCAACAACAACTGATGTAATATTACTTCCAGAAGTTAGAATGCCAACAACATCAACAGGATTAAATGAAGTTACACTATCAACCTGAACACTAAGATCATCTGCAGGTGAAGAACCACCAACTAAATTACCAGCAACGGTAACTGTTTCTTGTGCTACATATCCAAAACCAGCGTTAGCACCTACGACTACACTAGCATTACCGAATGTATCACGAGTTACATCAAGTGTAAGTCCTGTACCAGAACCACCAGTAGCAGCAACTCCAGTGTAAGTTGAATCTGCTTGTGCTAAAATTGTAGTGCCACTCAGTAAAATAGCAGATGCAACACTACCATCTCTCTTCTTAATTTCTTGTCCAACAGAAACTGCGGAAGTAGGAACAGATCCACTAAATGTTAGTGTTTGTGTTGGGAAGAATTTAACTACTCTAGTATTTGGTTGTACTAGGTCAGTAGGAGAAATTGTGAGTAAATCACCAACAGAGTAACCATTACCTCCTTCAGTTACTTCTACTTGACTAATTGCACCTAGAACATCAACTCGATAAGAGAATGCTGTCGTTCCTACACCAAATGCTGGTTGGAAAGATAGAGTTGCAGTACCAGGAGCGGTAGGTGCTGTGCTAAGAGAAACCGTTAAAGTTGCAGCGTCTACGTTACTAACAGTTGTTCCTGCAGCGAGAGTACCAGTACCACCAGTTTGAACAATAGTGTCACCAATAGTAATACCAGTTACAGAGGTTAATACAATATCTGTTAGGTTTGGTGAAGAGAATGTCAGACTTGCGGCACCAGAGCTGTCTGCTGGGAATGACATTGTTAGTGTTGTTGCACTATCAATAGATTGAATAGTTGCACCCTGTGCGACAAATCCAACGTCACCTTGACCATTGAAGATGTTCATTCCAACCGTAAGAGTGGAAGTATCAGCAATTGTAATTTGTGATTGTCCTGCGGTCAGGGTTGTATTAATACCAGAGATTGAACCAGGAAGAACTGTAGTTAAACCAGATACTCCTGTTGGTAGTGATAAAAGATCTCCTACAGAATATCCAGAACCATATGTAGATACGGCAAAGTCAGCAATAGTTCCAGGTGATGTAGTTGAAGTAAATGCAAATCCAGAACCAAATCCACCAAAGAAAGAACTACTAATACCAAGTACATCATTTACCAGATAGTTTTGACCACTGGAGTTAACAGCAACGTTAGTAACACTACTTGTATAACTTACAGTGCTGATAGTGTATACTGCACCAGTACCACCACCAATTTGACCATCGATAAACATGATCTGGTCACCAACACCGTAACCAGTACCTGCTTGTGTAAATGATACAGTGTCTAGTTCTCCATTTGCATTGATTACAACATCAGCAGTTGCTCCTCTACCAGCAGTTGTTGTAGAACCAGAGACAACTGAAATATTGTTACCCATTCCAGCGTGCTGAGAACACTCGTATCCAATTCCTTGAGCACTAGCAGTATCATGAATTACAAGGTCAACAAATGCACCTGTATTTCCTTCTACACCAAATGCAACATAAGTAAAATCAGCAGCAGGCAGTGCGTCTAGAACACCTGCACCACGGAAGTAGAATGGATGACCACCAACACTGCTGTCAGAGATATCAAATCTATATGTGTTACCAATCTCTAGTGTTAGAGTAGGTCTAGTAACACCATCAATTACATATTCATATGGGGTTACACCACCGTCTCCAATTACAGTAACAACATAAGTTTGTCTTGGTACGTTATAAACATCAACAGCGTTATAACTTCCTGTTGTATATCCAGATCCAGGAGTTGATGCAGAACCACTAAGATTAGTAGTACCAGTTACAGTAACGTCAAAAGTTGCACCTGTACCAGAACCACCAGTAGCAGGAACAGCTGTATATGATCCAGGTGGATAACCAGAACCAGCGTTAGTAATACCACCTAACAATTCTGGAACGTTAAATTCGCATGTAGCTCCAGTGCCGTTACCACCAATTAGATCAATACCAGTGTAGTTTTGACCAGGAACGTAGTTTGCACCAACGTTAAGAACAGTACCAGCAAATCCTACAACAGTGACAGTTGCTTCACCACCGTCACCAGTACCACCAATGAAAGGAACTTCTGTGTAATCACCTTCATCATATCCAGAACCAGTGTTAGAAACTAGAAGTCCAGCAGTCTCAAGATTATTTTTTTGAACAACGAAATCTTTATAAGACGTAAGTCTGATATCAGAGATATCAAACAGTCTTTTTGTATTAGCAACAAACCCAATTGTATCAAGAGCAGGTCTGTAGATACCAAGCTCAGCGTCAGAAGTGAACGCTAGTGACGGAGCTAACCTAGTACCATCTCCAAGTTTTAAGTTGCCAGTTGATAGATCACTACCACCTTGCGTTACGTTAAAGATTGACGTTGCAATCTCGTTAATTTTTACCCTTTGCTGTTCAAAGGTGTCGGTACGTGCGACATTAATTGCTGGCATTTTTTACTAACTCTCGTAGAAGGGACTTAATTTCAGAGATTTCATTCTTCAACATATTTATGTCGTCTAACGCGGAACCTAGCTGCTGAGATTTACGCCTCGCAGCTATAGCAGAATCGTCACGATTGATGATGGCACCTGTGTTTTGGTCCCTTACGAGACCATCGTGCCCTTCAACTTTGATGTAACTCATGCGCGGAACTTAGAAAGAGGCAACTGCACGAATATCTTGGACCTTAGGAGCATACGCGGGATCTACAGTCATCATTACAATCTTGACTGCAAAAGAGGCAAACTCTGGTAGATCAGATACACTATACTTGAGTTCTTGATAGGAAGATTGCTTCTCAGTAACACTAGAAATATTATTTTCACTAGTTGCAATTTCAAGAACATCAGGAGAACCATCTGTATTGAAGTATTCCCAATCGATATCTTCAAAGTTTTCTTGACTGGATGCTTTCTTAAATCTGTAAAGAACTTTTACATTTGCAATATCTTTGACATTGGCAGTTAGTCTTACATCAATAGAAGTTCCAGGATTAGAAATACCAACTTCCTTAGTTACATACTTAGCAATAGAAGAACTATTCTTAGACGTATCTTCTGCAACAAAGTCGATACCGTTTGTATATTCAATCGATCCAACTTCTAGATAACTTGCTTCTGTATCTTCTTGTGTAGGATATTTTACAATATCACCAACACGGAAAATATCTGGAGTTTGATTAGCAGTATCTGCTCCTCTAGCAAATGCAGCATTGCCAAGAATTCTTCCAGTGAAGTCATTGTTGATTGGTTGAATATCAGTTCTTAATGTCAACTCTTGAGATCTGCTATTCCAAAGGACTGATTTACCAGTAATAATATTGTCATATGTCTCTAGGATAACAGATGGATTACGTGCTACAATAGTTGCACCATCTGCAATATCAAAGAATAGTTCTGCAGGATTAGAATCTACAGTTACCGAAGTTAATTGTGCCTGGTCACCAAGATCAACAGTTTCACCTTGCTGGAAGAACTGCTGTGTCTTGACGCGAACATAAACAACAGAACCATTTACTCTTGCAATTGTTCCAGATGCCTTTGTTGTCTGACCTTTGATAACTTGACCTGTCTGAATTTCTGTTCCACCATTTCCAGAAAGTTGGAATTGATAAACTGGGAAGAATTTAATCTTCTGATCTTGTCTACCAAATCTAGTCTCTTTACCAGCACCATTTTCAACTCTAGTAGTAGAAGTCTTAACTGAAGCGTTGGAAAGATCAAAAATTGGAGATAGGTTAGAAGCAGTAGAAGATAGTTGGATCTTATAGACCAAAGACTGATCAAGATTGTTTAGAGTCTCATTAATCTCAGATGCGACAACCTTTTGATTAGTGAAATACTGTGGTTCGTTCAAGAAAGTTTTTTCATAATCTGTCTGAGAATATGAAACATAGTTAGTAGTGGAACTATCTACAGGAACAATATTGGTTGTTTTAATGAAACTTTCTACTTTTGTACCAGTAAATGATAGATATCCAACTAAAGGATATAGAGTTTCAAACTTTCTATTGTGAGTACCATATACAACAGAACCACCACCAAACGCATTACTGGAAGCGTTTGTTATAGATGTAATATTATAAGTATCAACACCACTATTAGAAATTTGGAATAGAGTGCTATTCAGAATATCTGCTGTTACACCACCAGTTTCCTGTGCAGTTCTGTAGAAGACATAGGATTTACCACTGTCTTCAAAACCATGATCTCTATGATTTGCTTTTACAATCTTATTGTTATTCTTGAATAGTTTAGAAGTAGCATTTGTAGCAGCACTTGCATTTGTCTCGAATGGATTTTCTTGTAATAGTTCATATCCAAGATTATCATTCTTAAGTAAGAGATTTGCAGTTCTAGTAATATCAAACTCTGCACGATATAGAGTAAACTTCAAATCTTCTGCATTGTCTTCCTGCCAACTCTCAGTGTTCTGAGACTTGTAGAGAGAACCTAGAGATGCTTGAGTTGTAATAACTGTGCTAGTAGAGATATCAGTCTCACCCAAGAGAGAAGACCACAACTCATAATCAGTGGAATCTGTTTCCACAACTAGAGCATACTCAGTATCATCTTGTAGATATACAGGATAATCAAAAGCAAAGTGTGTTGGGGTTGTAGATTCTGTAACTCCCTCTGCATCAATTGCAACACCCATTCTTACTGCAGGTGTATCAATATCAATAATGGTTTGAATTTCGCATCCACCTGCGCCATTACCAATACCTTTAACAACAACAGAAGGTGCCTCTGTATATCCAAAACCACTCAAAGAAATTTCTGCATTGTAAATCTTACCACCAGAAACTTCTACAGCAGCAGTAGCAGTAGATCCACCTGGCAATTGTGGACTTTCGATAGTTAGAATTGCACTATCATAATTTAGACCAGGGTTAGTAACTCTAATACCAGAAAGTTTACCACTGTCCTTTGCAATAGTAAGTTTTAAATTAGTTCCACCTGTATCATTAGCAAGAGTTAGAGAAGCAATTTCTAGATCTTCATTTTGTACAAAAGATTTACCATTATGATTACCAAGTACAATAGTGTATACTTGCTCATTTGTAAGACTATACTTACCAGATGCAGTAGCGACTAGTTCTACATTGTTTTTATCAAAGATTTGTAGAATAGGACCCGATGCAGCAGATGTAACACCTGTTACATTTTCATTTTTGTAAACAGCAACATCACCATTTGTATAACACTTGAGGAAAGTATTTGGTGATAGTGTCTTTTCAGATCCAGGAACAATATTCTTTCCTGGTTTTTCTGCATCTACATCAGTAATATATGCCTTGACTGGAATGTATGGGTCTTTCTTATTAAAGAAGAGATCTACACCAGTAACAAAACATCCACCCTCTTGGTTTTCAACCTTAAACATTTGAGCAAGAGGATTAGGTCTTACTGGATTGTCAGTATTGCTCTCTACAGTTTGAACACCTTCATTGGATTTGAAAGTGGATGGTTTTGTGGATACAATACTAGATGGATTTTCTGGCAAGATACCAGTTGCATAATACTTAACTTCAGTGTAGTTAACGCTAGCATTATCTTTGCTCTCGTTTGTAGCACTGGAAGTAAATCTGAATGTTAGATCTCCAGTAGAAACATTGATTTGTTCGGAACTTGTATCGTATGATAGTGTATCAACATCTCCATTCCATACTGCATTTTCAGTAGGTGCATATCCACCAGGAAGAATAATCAAACCAGATGCATTACCATATTCATCAGTAGTAATACCACCATTAAATGCAGATAGAGAGTTACCAGCGATACCTGTAAATCTCAAATCGGGGTTGACCCAACGATCAATGTTTCTACCCTCAAGGAAGACATACATCTTCGTATTAGGTTTCATTCTTCTAATGACATACTTAATAGGAAGACTTCTAGCAAAGAATGATAGAGAGTTGGAAACAACATTTCCTCTCACAGTCTTAGTCTGTACACCCTTGCCAACATCATTATTCTGTGGACTGATGTTAGAAGAACTTGCAACAGAAGCAGATGTAACAGTTGCAGTTGCTTGCTGTGTATTTACTTCACCAAGAGAATTGATAGAAGCAAATGCTGGTGCTGCACCAACCCAGTTGATGATGAAAGAGTTATGAATACTAGAGAAAGATTCTTTAGTGTTATCCTTTGCAAGGAAGATACTGTACAGATTTGTGTTTGTATCTACAACTAGTGGTTCTTCATGTTGATCATACCATTGGTCGATAGATGGAGAAAGTTCACCATCACCAACATACTGCACAACAACAAATGGATTTGGATTGATCTTCTTAGATGCAGCACTATTTCCTAGTAAAGAAAGTGGTGTGTATGGCAATGTCACCATGTGTCCACTCTTCTTATAACCTGCAACAGATCTTTGGTCTTCTCTTACATTAACTTCTACAAGATCAATGCTATCTTCTCTAGATTGAGGACGTAGAACAGACTGTTGTGGATCAATAGCACAACGATAATCGAGAGAGGTTAGGTTGCCAACGCTATGTGCCTCAAAATTGTCAACAAAGAAACCAGACTTAAATCTGTCCATGCCAACACTGTCTCTAACTTGCATGTTGAGAGCTTGTTGCTCAAGAATGCTAAGTGTGGTATAATATTCAAGACGCTCAATACGCTTCTCCAGCTTGCCGATATCCCTCATCGTGTAGCGTCTATTATCCACTGGGGTAATCCTTACATCCTTGCTTGTCTTTGTATAAGCAGGGATGTAAGCGTAAAACAGTGCAATAGCATCATCAATTGGTTCTGGTTTTGCAGGGTTGAGTGAAGAATTACCTTCTTTGACGATAAACTCACCCTTCTTGTTAAGGAACACACCATCAATACGATCTAGATACTCTTTCTGACTAAACGAGAATGTATATTCTAGACCATTATCAGATGCTGGACTGCTAGCAATAACAGCACCAGAACCAGAGAAAGATCCTTCGGTTACTTCTAGTAAAGACTTATCAAGATAACCTGGGATGATAGCATTGTTATCAACCTTTGGACGGAAGTCAATTACATTCTTAAGTTCTAGATTGCCTAGTACAGGAGAGTTAAATCCTGGAATTTCATCTTCTCCAACACCTGCTTCATGCAAGTAACTGTCAATAGTACAGAAATCACCTTGAGAATGTACAAAGAAGTCAAATGCAATTACTAGTTGTCCAGTAGAAGATTCAAATCCTGGTTTTAGAACTAGTCTGGATACATCATATACAGTATCTCTTTGACCATCATCAAAAGTATAACGATCGGTAACATCTGTACCAGATACTAGATTACCAGCAGTATCAACTTCAGGTGGTTGTGATGGTGTACCTTCGTAAACATACCTGAGTTTAAATACATCAGAGTAAGAAATTAATTCGATAACATCACTATCATAATCATTACCTCTTAGAGGAATAACACGGTCACCAGATGCAGTAACAACAATTCTCTTATTTCTTACAGCAGTCTTAAGTCTTGGTTTTGCGTTAGATACTTCTAGAGTTGCAGTCAACTTAAGTTTAGGGAACGTTCCATTTGTAGGAACAGTTCCAAAGTATCCTTCAGGGACATTTAGATTAATACTACCAGAAGTAAGACCACTAGCAGTATCTGTAGCAGAAGAGATAGAAACAGAATCTGCAGGAATGTAAACGATATCACCCTTTGCAATGTTAGGTGCATCACCTGGGTCAAGTACAGTGATGATATAATTTTCTTCTGTGTAAGCAGCAAATCTTTGTGTTCCGAATGGTAACTGAGCAGCAAAAGTGATAAGTCCATCACCAGAAGCGGCAGTAGTTACAAAATCTCTACGGAAATAGTATTTGATCTTAGTATCATCACCACCAGCAGAAATTTGTACTACTTGCTTACTACCAGTTGGGTAAAGTAGAGTTCCACCATTAGTGTTTTCTGCTTTTGGACGTAAACGTACAATGCTTGTGTTAACAACATTGCCTGGTAATGCTTGATCTAGATAAATTCTAGTCTTATCAACACCCTCTGCTTGAGTAGCATATTCTACTGTAGTACGAATAATGTTATTATCTTCATCAGAGAATTGAATTAAGTCTCCTTGCTGTAGGAAACCAGAAGCATCGGCACTGAAACTTGTAGATTCTACAAATGTTGTTCCTTTTCTACCAAAGAAAGTGAAACTTGTAACGTCAGTGAGATCTGCATATGACTGATTATCTACTACAACATCAGCACTAAATTTGTTAGCACCACCAGAACCATAAGAAGAACCAATAGACTTAACATTCTGTGGACGATAAGTTGTTACAGCATCTCTAACCAATACTGCACGTACTGATGCTGCACCACCTGCAGATCCAGATCCAGTAATAATAACTTCAGGTGGTTGAGTGTACTCAAGATTTCTTACAAAAGAAGCATTAACAATACCTACTTTATAAACAGATCCACCAGTGGTCTCTGCTAGAATTTTAGAACTATCATAAGTCACACCATTGATCTGAACACCAGCACCAGTTGCATAACCAGCACCTCTATTGTTAACAATGAAGTGAGAAATTGTATTGTTCTTAGCAATTCTTACTGTATTATCATCTTCATCTCTGATAGATTCTCCTGGTAAGAAGTTACCAGATAAAGTCTTAACGAAGAGAATTCTGCCAGTAGAATAAACACCAGATGCTGTTCCTTCGACAACACCATATGCACCACTTTCTAAACCAAATACATACTTACCTTCATCGTATCCAGTAGGAGCAGTTTCTAGAATGATCTTAGTAAAGAACTGAGGATCAAAATATGATAGTCCAAAGATAGAATTGTATACAGATGTTCCACCTGCTAGACGACCTTTAGAAAGAATAACATCAGAATCAGAATTGAAACCAGCACCTCTCTTTTTAAGGAAGAAGTTGTTTGGTTTTACTTTACCAATCAAAGGAGTAAATGTATTTCTGTAATCCTTTACTTCTGCCCAATATGACGTAACTGCACTAGTAGATTCTGCGTCAGTTCTGGAAATGTATAGTTTTCTAATTTTATCTGCAATACCATCATCATACTCAATCATGAGTTGATCTAATTCATTCTTTTTACCTACAACAGTAATTTCAAGGAACTGTGTTGATTCATTAGTATCAATAGAAGGTCTGTTGATAGTAGCAAAAGATACAGCAGTTAGAGTTCCAACATCTGTAGCAGTTCCCTCTGCACTATAAGATCTGATATAGTATAGAGTTCCATACTTGCTCTCAAAGTTAGCATCTGTAATATCTGCTAGATTTGGTTGACCATTAAGACCGTTTACCTTAAGGGTAAGAGTTTTAATACCATCATCTGCTGTGAGGTTAAGTCCTCTTCTTGCGATAGTTTGTCTATGTTCTGTGGTTGCCTCAGTTCCATTTACACCAATAGATGCATCATTAAAAGATCCATAGAGAAACACATCAGGATATGCTGTTAATTCAGCACCTTCTTTGTTTAGAGGAACACTACCATATACGTTAGTAACATTAAGAGTAGGAAGTCTCTTTGATTTTACAGTTACATTTTCACTGGTTAGACTTTCTCTTGCTTTGTTAATTTCAAGATATTTGATTTCTTTGTTTACAATCTCATATCCTCTAACATATGCCTTACCAGGACCAATGCTAGCGATCATTTTTCTAGCAGCTACGCCTTGGTCATATCCATTATAGAGACCAAATTCATCTACAGCGTAGATACCTCTGTTACCATCTTTCTGCGCCCACTCACGCATGTTGATGTCAAAATTGGTGACAACATAATCACCACTCTCATCATATGTTCTGCGTGCTAGAGTTTGCTCTAGTACACTAAAATCTGTAGTGGTAATCTTTCTTTGTACAACACCTCTCTTAACAGTAAGGAGTTGAATAAAATTCTTATCTGTAATTGCATCTAGAGCAAACTCTTTCATCTCTAGACTGATTTGCAGTCTATGAGCTCCAGGTGCAGTGTAGTTAGAACTACCAATAGCATTATCATAAAGAGACGCATCAGTCTCAGGAGTTGCAATCGCTTCCTTAATTGTAAATCCTACTTTTGCAGATGGTTTGTCATAATACTCTTCGATAACGAGGAGCTGCTCATCATTACGAACAAAATAACCATTAACAAAATAGATACCTTCTTCTACCTTGACAGCAGAACCATAACCCATTGCTGGACTGTCAAGAGATGTTACTTCACCTGTGTCAGGATTAGTAACAGAAATACTAGTAGGAAGTACGCTACCATCTGT